AACCAACAAAGTCTTTCAGATACTCAAATCCAACTATACCTAGAAACTTCTCATGCTTTACATCACCTATCTCATGCACAGCATAAATCTCACTTCTATGTATCTCAAACAACTTCTTTAAATCACTCAACAAATCTTTCTTCACACTCTTTGTCCACTTTATGCAATCACAATGAATAAAAGTGAACCCAAAATCAATTTCCAAAAACACGATGTAATCATCATGGAAGATTACTGGTGTTTTCACACAGTCCTTTTCCACATATAGACAGTAATGTATGGCTGATAGTTAGCATTTGTTCCACTTGAACCAGTTGTAGAGTTTGCAACACTAATTCCAGTAGTAACTGTACTTGTACTTGATGATGATGTTGCCAAAGCTACGCCACTTCCAGAACCACCAACAACAGTCCCAGAAGAATAAGGAATTGTATGAGCGTGTCCTGCATCAGTAACTGTTGCAGTGTGAGTGTGACTTACAGTGATTGCATCTGCACTACCACCAGTTTCTTCAGCAGTATCAAACAATGAATTACCTGAATCAAAACCAACCATGACACGACCAGCACCGAATGCAGTCCATGTTCCAAAACCTAGCAAGGTTGCAGGGTTAGTGCTTGAACTTGCATTTGTGTAGATAGAGCCAACTGGATACATAGCCGCTAATGCAGCTTGAACGAAAGCAGTTGTTGCTAATGCAGTCGAGCTATTACCTGATGATTGAGTAGTAGCAATAGTGCCTGTTGGCAGTGTTGGTGTACCAGTAAAGGTAGGACTTGCCAAATCTGCCTTAGTTGCAACAGCAGTTTGAATATTATTGAACTCTGTATCAATCTCAGTACCCTTGACAATCTTCAAAGGGTTGCCAGAAGATAAATTATCTTTACTGGCAAAGTTAGTGCTTTTAGTGTAATCACTCATAATATTCCTTTAAGTCATCTTGCCATTTTTGGCTTGGATTTCAATTTTCTGAATAGACAATGGAGTTCCATTGATATCTGATTCATAACCTGTTTGAACAACCTTACCAGTTCCTGTTGCTGAAACTGTTAATGTTTGCAATGCAACACCATCTGAATAGTAAGCAATGGTTGTGGCATTTGCTCCATACTCTGCAATCCCATAGTAAGAAACACCTTGTTCTGGAATACTTGAATTATCAGACAAGTAGTTAGTCTTAAAGTCAAAACCCCACTTGAATGTTACTGTTTGATTTGTTCCACCAATAACAACAATAGAGAGCTTTTTCAGAATTGAAGTTACATTTTGATTTCCAAGATCAGCATGGTTTGTGTAATACAACATACGATAAGCAGTTGTGTGATCTTGATAGGTGTTGTAATAACCTACATAACCATTCTGTCCAATGTAAAGACTACCATCTCTACGAGACAAGAAAGACTTAGGTGTGATTGAATCCCAAGTTGTAACCCTCGCTGCACCATCAGGCAAATAAGCCTTGGTATCAAAACACCATGTGGTATCAATACTAGGAGTCACCAAAAGATAAAACGCTTCACGCTCTGAATAGACAGACTTAACATTAGTCAGTGTCTCACCAGCAATAGCACTCATTAAGTCATTGCGAATATTCTTAGACAAGTCTCTCTCTGGAGCAGACTTCTCTTGAATTGTTCTCATCAACGATCTGACACCAGAGTTAGATAAGAACAAGACATCAGTGCTAGTTGTCTGAATACTGTCTCTCGCAATACAGCCAATGCCCTCAACAGTGTCACTGATAGACATAGTTGAGGGAGAAGTTGCACCTTGATAGACAAGAATCTGACGCTTACCAAAGATGAACAAGAAACCATTGTGAGCCGCTAAACCAGTGATCTGGTCAGCACCATTCACCCATACATTGTTTACATTAAGTGAACCAGCAGTACCTGTAGACCACACATGACCAGAAATCAAGTCACTGAAGTAAACAGTTGAGTTGTTTGATGTTGTATTAGCAGCCCACAAACGACCAAAGGCTGAAATAACAATGTCCGCATCAGGAACAGTAGATTGGTATCCTGTCTTCTCAGATACTCTACGATATGTAGTAGTCGATACAGCAGGGTCATAAATCAAAGGATTGTGACCAGACTGAAAGAAGTATGTGATGCCATTCAGGGATGCACACTGCCAATTGCTTGCAGTAATAGTTGGTGCAGTACCCCCTCCCCCATAGGTGAGTTCAGTAACTGCATTGCTAGAACCTAACTTGAAAATCTTGTTGTTTCCAGCAAACAAGACAGTCAAAGAGCCATCAGCTTGAACTAACTCATGGATGACTTTTACATCGTTTGCGCCAAGGTTGCCAGATGATGAGTTAACTCTTGACCAACCTTTGCGTGAACCAATACGACCATATTGGTCAATGATGCAATTAGTCGCAACCAAAGCAAAGCCAGCATTCAAATCAAGAGGCGAGTCTTGAGTATTCAACCCATAAAAGCCGGGGGCTGAGATGCCGTATGTTTGAATTTGTTGGCTCATACTGCCACAAACTCCTGATTCTCAGGATAACGAGTACCCTCCAAAGCAATGTAATCAGACAACATTGATTTATAGAGTAAGTAAGCCTCAGATGAAGACAGACCACCATCTTCACCACGCTCTACCAATGCACGAGCATAAGCATTCTGAACCACTAAGGTATCAGGTACTTTGACAACTGTTGAGTCTGATGACAGTGTTGCTTGTGGCACTGTCAAGCTAAATGGAATGCTGTAAACACCATCAGGGCGAGGATACAAAGTGACTTTGGTGTCATAACTGCTATCAACGCCATCAAAGGCATAGTATGCAGGGATAGCATTCACAGGTGTAGAGAAGTTCTGATACCTGTTCATTGTTGCAAAATCAATGTTCTTCATGCGTAAATTGCTTGTGACATTGAGAACATCAATAACTTGGAATTTCTGACCAGAGCCTGTCAGAGAATAAGAATAAGTGCCAGCAGTTGTAGAAAGAGTAATAGTTGTGCCAAGCACATTCCACGCAAAAGCATCTTCTATTTGACGCTTTGCATCATTGACAAACTTGCCAATCAGGGCTGAGTAACTGGTTTCAGAAACAGTAGAGACAGTTGATTCACGCAACCTAACAAGTACATCGTTTACAAGTTCTAAGTATGTCATCTGCTTTTAGCCTTTGCTTGATTCCTTGCGGATATAGCCTTAGCTTTTGCCTTTGCGTCAGCCTTTGAGGATGCACCCCATGCCTTTAGCGAAAGAAGCAGTCTTGTTGGTTCACCATCCTTGTACTCAGCACCAGCCATATTGCCCATGCGAGCCAAGAAACTTGCTCTGCGAGGATTGTCCCCCGACTTTACTGGTGCCTTCAAGTTGCCACCAGTTTCTGCATTATAAGATGCTCTCCCCTTGGCATTCAAGCCCCCCTTGGGGTTTTGACCCGCTTTTGTTTGCCAAGTCGGAGATTTCATCACTTCCCCTTTTTAGGTTTCTTTGCAGTCTTTGCCGCTTGTTTGAAGTCAGCGGCTGTAGGTGCATTCTTAGAACCTACCTTATTCATCTTCTCGCCAGATCCCTCGGCTATTCTTTTTCTTTTAGCCAAGATATTGGAATAAAGTCCCTGCTTCATTTCATCTTCTTCTTAGGCTTGGCTTTACCAGCCTCGAACAAGGCAATAGCAACAGCTTGCTTAGGATTGGTGACAACCTTGCCTTTTTTAGAGCCAGAGTGCAGTTCTCCTGCCTTGTACTCTTTCATAACCTTGCCAACCTTCTTCTGTGCCATTGTGGGCTTTTTCATAGGGTTTCTCCTTAGTAAAGAATTTTTGCGGTGATCGTGCCAGAAACATAAACTGTGCAATTGGCTCTCAAGTATTTGGGGGCATTAGCTACAGTTACCAATCCATCAGCAGTTAGGGCAGAGCCTAATGTCGACCAGTTTGTACCATCAAGACTACCTTGCAAAACAACTGTTGCAGAGGTAATTCCATTGACTTGCAAGAATGCTGGCGCACCAGCATCGACTTGAACAGCTTTAGATGCTCCAGTGGCAGTTACGCCACTGAGTAATGTGCTTGCAGATGATAAAGATGACATTTGTTAATCCTTTTTAATAGAACCGCCAGATTTCCAAGCATCACAGGTACGCAAAGCCGCACAGGTGAAGTGGAACAATTCACAAAATCCTAAATCAGCGGCATCAATGAACTGCTGATCGTAGTCAAGCTCATTCTCTGAGCTTTTGCCTTTTTCTAGACCATCTTT